CATCTTCATATCTAAATCTATAACTAAATCGAACAAATTTATCTTCTAAAAAATCTGGATCTCCATTAAAATTAGGATTATAATTTCTATTTGTATTTGATGCTGGATAACTAGGGTTGAATACGGCTGTACCTGGATTCATAGGTGTATTAGCATCAATCATGCTGGTTACATACTGGCCATTGTTAGCTGTTAGTAAATTATTTTTGTTAAAGTATATAGTGGTTCCAGCAGGTATATCTGAAGTTAAGGCAACTGCAGTTGGGGAAGGAGTTGTTCCTGCGGCTGGTAAAGTTGAAAGATCTACTAGATTAATAGTATTACCGGTAATAAAACTACCAACAACAGTATTATTTGGTATTGAACTTGAGCCTGATACAATGGCTCCATTCAAAGCAGTTGAAGTTTTACTACTTGGTAATGTTCCTTTAAATTGAACTGCATCAAATATTATAGCTGTAGCACCAGCTAATGTAATTCCTTCAGTAACACCGCTACCGCCATTAATTTCAAATGCAGCATTATCTTTATAATAAACTTCTATAGGTTCAAAAGGAGCGTAAGTTGCTACAGACAGCTGATCTTCTGTTGTATAGTAGTTTGAATTACTTAAAGGATTATCTACATTAATTTTTCTAGGTTGGTTTCTATTATCTGTCCAGAAAAGAATATTTTCTAGCATATTAACAGAATTAATTAAAAAATTAGTAGAAAAATTTAAAAAAGCTCCAGACACTAATTTATTGGCCACTCCAGTATTAGTATTGTAAACAAATATAAAATTATTAGCCGTAGAAGAATAATTAAGCTTTTGTATATTATAACCAGTGGTATTTAATTCATTATAATCAGTTAAAAATATATATATATTATTATCAAGATTATTAGTATACATACCGATAGTCTGCAAGTTAGGCACACCAGTGTAAGATGCAGAAGAAAAATCAATCAAACTTTGATTACCTAAAACATTTTCTAACGCTCCAACGTCGGCACCTTCTGATCTACTTACTTGTATATTAACCCCTTCACGATATTCACCATTTGGCAATAACCTGGCATCCAGGTCTTTATTCATTTTGGACTTAATAAAAGAATTTTTAACTTCTGCCATTTAATTTAGTTTTTAATCCACTTAGATTTACCTCTCATAATTTGAATAAATTCATTAGACTTAATGTTAGATAATCTTATTTTTGCATTTCTTAGTTTTGCGCTTTTTTCTCTACGCAATCTTTGTACTATATATTCTGGTTGATTTATTCTTGAAGCTATTATAGCATGCATTAGATATGAGTAAACAGCTTCTTCTGCCATTTTAGGTACTTGCATAGCTTGATCATAAGTTAAACCATCTGAAACATATTCTAATATTATTATTTTATCTTTTAAATCACTTGAAAAAGACATTTTTCCCTCACGATCATTTATAGTAAACCATCCATTTATTTGAGCTAATTCAGGCTGCATGCCATACCTTTGACCATAACCCATTAATCCACCACCATAAATACCCCATAAACCATCAGCAATTAGTCTTCCTGTTATTTCATCTCTTATAGCTTGAACTGTAGTTGTGTTTTGTTCCGCCCATCTTTCTTCTGTTATAGACGTACCAGTTATATTGCTACCATCATTGTCTTGAGTAGGTGTTCCGCTAGCATCTTGTATTGGTTTAGTGTAAGGATTACTAGTTAAAGTTGTAGGGTATATTATATGTTTTACACCAACATCGTCTATCCAAGAAACATTAACATAATTAACATAGTCTTGAGGTAATGGTACACTTAAATTGTGAGGTATAGTTAATTCTTGAGAATGAATACTTCTTAAGGTATCGTAACTAAATTCTTGTAACGCTCTTTTTGTGTGAAATATAACATCTGTTTTCTTAACACTAGATATAAGTTTTCCTTCACCTACATAAGCTACCATAAAATTATTAACTAAATCTACTACTTTTATGTATTGATAACTTCCATAATTTTTTTCTACTACATCGCCTAATGCATTTTTATTGCCAAAATTACCTCCTGATTCAGTCAGTAGTTGAATAACAATAAATTCATTGTTTGCTCTAGACACTGCAAAAGTTATTATATTATTTAAAACAGTATAATCACCTGTAAATTCTGTAAAAGTACCAGTGCCACCAGTTGCGCTAGTGTATAATCTAAAATTATTATTGTTATAAAGAGGACTTGTAGGACTTGCGGCTCCAAAGGTAAGGTTAGTATCAAAAGTAGATGTAAAAACTGTTTGAGACACTCCATCTTTATCTTTAGCTATAATTACTTGAGTACCTGCATAATATTGTGCGTTTGTTTCTGTTAGTAGTCCTCCATTAGGTGTTGGCATAATTTATTAGCTTTTTTGGTTTATTTCCTCTGACTGTACTTGTGCAGCTGCAGTTTGTATAATATTAGGATCTCTTATAATTATACCAGCATATAATAGTATTTTTAATATTAACTCCGTTTGTTCAGAAATATGAATTTCAAAGTTTTGAGAACCTGTTGGTGTGGTTGCAGCATTAAAAACTGTATCATTGTATATATATTGACCAAGAGTACCAATGTCAAAACCCCATATTGGATTTATAGGCTTTTTAACATAATCAACCTGTATATCACCAGGTGTTATTATAGTAGTTGGCTTTACATAGAGATAATTATTTTCATATAAATAAACGGGATATGTTTTTGTAGGTTTTGTTAGTAATGACCTATTTACATGGTAGAATTCTTTTCTATCAAGTCTTTGAAGTTCTATTTCATTGTTATAAAGTACAGTACCTAATCTATAAAATTCCACGGCATTTCCATAAGAATCAGTTGTTGGTAAAGTCCAATATGACAATGTATTGTTTATGACATATATAGCATCACCAAATGTTTTAAATATAGCTATTTTTTCATCAAGATTTACAACTCTATCTGCATAGTCTGTATTTGTTTGAGGTACACGTATCTGTTGATTTAAATCTTCAAAATATTTTTCAAAGATCTCTAACTGTACTTGAGTACCAATACTATTAAACTCTTCAGGTGTCATATAACCTCTTTGTTCTTTATTTAGTATAAGTAAAACAGTTTTATATACAGTGTTTACATTTATCATTTGTTAGTTTTATTATAATAAAGGAGGCACGAAGCCTCCCTTATTAGTATTACATGTTAAGAAAGTTTTTTCTCTATAGATTTAAATATTTCTAAACCTTCATCGGTTTTAAAAAATTGTGCCATAGCAGAATAAGGATGTTCATCAAAAGGAACAGTCATTAACTTTTTACCATTTGAAGCCCATTTAAATGTTCTTTGATCTTCAGCTAGAATAATAATTTTAGCTTCAGTTGCTTTTATAGCAAAATTTCTTAATTGAACATTGTCATCACTAGCTAAACTTAAGAAAGTATGAGGTTGTTGTTTAGCAAATACAAGTAAATCTCTTTTAATTTCCTTAGAACTCATCTCTGACACCTTAGATCCCATTTCAACTCTTAAAATGGCTTCAGCTTGATCTATATCAATATTTCTAGCTGCATTTAAAGCATCTATTTGTAATTCTATTTCTATTAATTCATCTTTAGCTTCTTCTACAACATTTACTTCACCATATTTAATGTTAAGTAAAGGATGATATAAAGATAATATTTTTTGTAAAGGTTGATTTTTTAAAGGAACAGTCAAAGAACCATCTCTAAAAACAATATGACCTAATGTTGCCTCGCCTTTTTGCTCGTCTTTAAAAGGAGAGTTTTGATTAGTTGCATATCTAATTTCTTTTTGTTCATTAGTTTTTTTATCAAACCACAACAAAGCATGACGACTAGTATGTCTTCCTGGTATTTTATAAGTTAAAGGTTCATTGTTTCCTTTAACATAATAAGTTCTATCTTTTAATTCCCAACCATCTTGTTGAGTTATTTTTTTTGTTTTCATAATATAATATAATTAAATAATTAAAAAAGTAAAGTAAGGGTGCCAAATGACACCCTTATCTCTACACTGATATTAAAGTCCTTGGAATAATACAAAGTTGTTAGCAGCTTGTACAATCAAACATCTTTCAGATAGGAAGTTTACTTCCATAGCATCAAGGTTTGAAGACACAGCACCACCAGCAGAACCAGTCAACCAAGATTTCATACGTCTGTCTTCTGTTTGAGAAGCTCTGTAACGTACGTGTAAAAATGGTCGTCTAATATTTGTTCCTAAGATTTGATCATAAACAGTAGAAGTTCCAGCAGGAACTAATACACCTTCTATTGAAGATATACCTATTTGAGCACCACGTGTTGATGCGTCATTTAAGTATTTCCAGTCAGTCTTATAGAAATCATATGAACCTCTGCGAAAACCACTGAATCCTAGATTCAATGCCATTTCTTCAGAATTTTCAAATAATCCGTAAGCAGTACCACCAGCACCACCGAAAGACACATTAGAAAGCATGTTATCAAATTCTAAAGAAGTTGATCTATTTAAGAAAAGCATATTTTCTTCAATAGCTCCCTGAGTATCTAAATTCTTAAGAATTTCATCAAAGTCATCTAGTCCACTTGCACCAGCAAACCCAACTTCAACATTACCTCTTGCCTGAATAGCAGCAAACATACCTTGTGTACCTTTGAAACCAGAGTTAGCAGCATTTCCAGCGGCAGCAGCAACTGCTAATTCACCTTCAACACATACCATTTCTAGATAATCTTCAAAACGTAACCTTGTTTCAGATTCAGCTTTTAAATACCATAAGTAACCTGTTGTTCCATCTTCTGTAGCAACTTCAACCCATCCTATTTGAGCCATATCTGATCCGTTTATTGTGTAAACGTTTCTGATAATAACGGGTGAATTAGCAAATTGAGTAAAAGAAGGAGTAACAGTAATTTGTGGCTGTAAAGCATTGTTTAAAGCTAAAGCTCCTGCGCCTGCATTTGAAGTAGCAGCACCTTTAACAAATTCTGAACCATAAACAAATATTTTTACTGTAGTACCTAATGTAGAAGTATTTGCTTGTGTAAAAGGAGCAACAGTTAATACGCCACCACCAACACCTGTAGTTGCAGTAACAACACATTTAAGTTCATTACCTGCGTTATCCATTGCTACTATAGTTTGACCTGGGCTAATAACACATTGAACCGCTTGTCCAACACCTCCTAAAGGAACTGTAATTGTTGAAGCTGCTCCAGTTGTATTAGTACAATTATCATATGCTATATGTAATCTGTTTTGTTCTGACCAAATAACTTGATCTGAAGTCATAGGCATCTCTGCCCCTACCATACGTAAGAATCCTGATAACGTTCTGTTTCCATAACGCTCAACTTCTTGTTCGTATACTTCTGGTAAGTACTGTTGAGCAAAATCAAGTCCTGCTCCAGTATTAAATTGTAAATAGTTTTGAGCCAATAATTGCTGCGATTGAGCAGGAACTATGGAACCAAACTGTGGTAAAATTGCCATAATTTATTTTTTTTAATTAAATGTTTTTTTCTTTATTTTAAGTTGTGAAGAATCCAAACCACTAATAGACTTTACTTTTAATCCTTTTATAAATACTTCACCAGAGGCTGTTTTCCTTGCTTCAGTACTTATATTTTTAGATTTTGCTATAGAATTTTTAATCGCATCAGTTTTACCCTGTTCATAAAAATGCTGAGCAATAGTATCGGCATTTCGTGCTGCATATAAAGCTTTATGATAACCTTTAGCATCTTGTATCTCCCCTTTATCATTTAAGAACGTCTTAATGAAAGTTGATATATCAGCTTGTTGGTCAGCAACGCTTGCTGGGTCTTTTATACCGTATCTAAATTTTTGTTCTCCTAATTTAAAATCAAAACCTTTGAAATTATCATTAAGAAGTTCTTTAGTACGATTTTTAAAAACGTCATGCTTCGCTTTATTTACTTCTTGATCTTCGTTGTATCGGTTGAAAAAGTCAGTAGCTTTTTTTTGCTCTTGGGTTACGCCTGGCCTCAACTTGATTTCATCGTAATATTTACCCTTAAGATCTTCTAAAAAACCTTTGGCTTTAGCAACTTCTTCTTTGTATGCAAGTTTTTTCTTTCGAACGTCTCTTGCTTCGTCTAATTCTTCGTCAAATGAAAATGAATCTTCAATTATAAAAGATCTTTCTTCAGAATCTAAATGAGGTTTAGACTGTTTGTAGTATTCATGTAATAATGCATCTGTGTTTATATTACTATAATCACGATTTAAACGAGCGTAGTCTTCTACTGTTCCGCCTGTTTCTTCCATGAAATTAACTAATTTCTCTATGTTTTCAGGTAGCTTTTGTGTTTCAGTTTCCTGTAGTATTTCTTTTTGTTCTTGTGAGGAAGTGGTAGCTTCATTGCTTCCTGCCACTCCGCTCTCATCAATCTTATCGTCTTCATCACTTATTAATTGTAAAGGAGAATCTACTTCTTCAACATCATTTTTATCGGGTTCGACCCGTATTTCTTCGTCCACTTTTTTGCTAGACTCGGAAGATTCGCGTACATCCACTTTTTTTGTTTCTCCGATTTGAATGGCATTTTCTTCTGTTTTAGGTTCTTCTTTTGTTTTTAAGTCTACTTTTATAGGTTCTAGTTCATTAACTTCACCTAATTTTTTCATTCTTTTTGCAGACTTTACTTTAAACTCTCCTTCTTGTATTTCAGGCTTTGAGTTTTCTTTTACTTTTGTTTCTGTTTTTGACATAATATAATATAATATAAATTAATAATAATAAGTTTTATGGATTAAAACTTTGTGTTGAATCATTTTGTGATTCAAAATCTGTAGGCAATAAATCGTTTTGTCTTTGATCTATCATTTTACTTTGTTGTGTTGCTTGTATTTTAGTTCTTTTATCTTTTCTATCTTCTATTTCAGTTTCTTTTGTTGTTTTACCTTGAACTTGCATTTGAGCAAGTTGAAGATCATATTGAAATTCTTCAGCCATTAGTCTTGTTTTAATAACAGCCTCTTGTTCCATTCTCTGTATTTCAAATTGAGATTTAGCTTGTTCAATTTGTATCTGTGTTTCTGATAAAGCTTGATTTTTTTGAACTTCTGCCAAAGCGGCTTTCTCAGCGGCCTCAGCATTTGCAGCTCCTTGAGCTGATATATTTTCTAATTGTTCAGCCCTTGCTTTTTCTTGTTTTGATTTTTGTTTAGATTTTAGCATTTGATTAGCAAGTTTTATATTTCTAATCTCTCTTATATCTATTGCATCTTCTAAACCAATATTACCTGCCTGTAAAGCTATTTGTATACTTTTTTCTAATTGTGCTTTATCTTCTTCATCGGGTTCTAGTTCTAAAAATATACCAAAATCGTGTAAATGTAAATTTTGTATTTCTGCTAAAGCAGCCGTATTAGAAGTATTTATGCTTTGCATTAAAGAAGCTTTTGTTAAAGGAAACTGCAACATATCTGCGGCTCTTAAACTAATGTTTTCACAAACTCTAACTGTCATGTACATTAAAGACTGTAATATATGTCTTGTAGCGGTGTTAGAATTTGCTGCTGCCATTTTTTGTAAACCAACTAAAGCATTTTTATCAGGAGTACTACCATCTCTTGCCTCGTTTAATCCTGTTACATCTCTTATCATTTGTAAATAATATTGATAAGTTTGTATCATTGATTGTATTTTAGATATACCAGAAGAACTTTGAAGCTCTTGTACTGGTATTTTAGCTCTATTACCTTCACCATCTTGGGTTAAAGACCTACCAACAACACTACCAGTTTGAAAATACATGTTTAATGCTTCAGCTGGATTATAATTAGTACCATTACCTAAATCTACTTCCGCTAGCCCATCTACATCTAGATATACACCATCAGGAACAATTCTTGATAATACTTGTTGAAGTTTTAAATGTGTTAATTGAATCATGTCTGCAAACCCTACGGTTTTACTTATTAAAGACTCAATTCTACCTTGATACATTCTAGGTGAAGATATAACGTAATTCATGTTTACCTTAGTAGTATCAGCCGTAGGTCTTGTCATGTTTTCTGACAATTCCCATTTTAACATATTATCTCCTAAACCTAAAACTTTAGCACCAGTATATAAAACCTCTATAGATCTAGAAACTCTTTCAAAATTATCACTAGGCGGAGGATTGAAAGTATCAGGTTTTTCTAATATTTTTTCTAAACCTTGTTCGGTCATTTTTATTTTAAATACCTGATCATGATATGTTTTGTATTCAAAGAATAATACTTGAATTAAATCTTGTTGATTTTGGCCCCACCAAGTATTAGTATATGAGTTTCTACCAGGATATTTTTGTATTGTTTCTAATTCTGATTTAGTAAGCTCTGGAAACTGTCTTTTAAGTTCAGACAAAGACATATTTTTAACCTCACCTACATAATAAATATCTTCAAAATTAGGATCATCAGTATATGACCATACCATATTTGACGGATTACAATATTCAACTGTAATTCCTTCTGATAAATTAAAATTTGTTTTAACAGCACTTATACCTATAACAGCTAAGTCGTATGCTAATTGTTTTTTAGTTTGATCAAACTTATTATAGCTTAATACATTATCTATTAATTCTTCTTCAGCTATTTCTATAGCTTGTTTATAATTAAGCTGCATGTATAAATCTAGTTCTTCTGGATCTTTAGGTAAACTTTCAGGCGTCGGAGATGCATTGAAATTTCTACCAGTCATTTGATTTAACTCATCTATTTCTGTTTTGTTTTCTATATCTCTTAAAGCAGCAGCAGCAAAATCAGTTCTTATTTTAATACCAAAAGGATCAGAAGCAAATGATTTTATTTCATAACCTTTTTCTGTCATACCATTAACCACTATATCAACAAACTTAGATAAAACAGGTATTGGTGTCCAGTCTAAGTTTAAATAAGACAAATCACCATTAATAGCCATTTCATCTTTATATTTTTGTACAGGTTGTTCACCTCTTGCGTATAATCTTAATCTGTTAAAGTTTTGAAAATTATTAATGAATCTATTTTGACCGCTACTATTTCTAAACCACTCATGCTCAATAGCCTGAGCAACAGCTAAACCATATTCACGAGAATTTTTCTCTTCTTCAGGTACCACCTGATCAGGAAAACTACTGTTATAGTTAATGTTAATCATTTATTTTGATTATTTTTGAATTCGTACCCTTGTTATTGTATTTTTTAAAACTTAAAGGAAGACTTGATATTGTTCTTTTCATATTAGGTGCGTATCTATTTTTATTACATGCCATTATAGCTAGACCCGAACTAATAGATGCATCATGCTTTGTTCTATTATTTATATTAAATGTTGCCCAATCTTCTAGTGTTCTTTGAAAATACATACTTCCGTATCCGTCTTCTTTTAAACCAACAAAATGTTCTATATAATCTTCAATAGCAGCAGCGTGTGCTTGTTTAATGTCTTCGCTTGTGTTAGGTATACCACCTATTTCTCTTTCAGTAACAGATAATTTATTATAAATCTTATCTGGCCTATTTATAGAATATCCCCTGTATCCTCGTCTTTTTAAGTAATATAGTAATCTTGGCTTGTTATTTTCTGCTAACATTGGCATACCGTAGAATACTAATGCCATTAATACATCTTCAAAAAATATATCTGCGGTTTGAGGTCTTGCTACATATTCTAAAAAAAATATATTAGGAGGAACATCCTCCATCGAAAACTTAGTTAAACCGTGCAATGCTCCTTTAGATCCTCTACCATCTACTGTACCAGAAATATCGTAAGAATCACAACCGAAAGCACCAGTGTGATCATTGCCTGGATATTTAATACCATTTTTTAATAAATATTTATTTTGTAACTGTGCCGGTGGTATCCATGATATTATAAATCTTCCATTATTATGAGGAAAAAATATAACTCTAGAATCTTTTACTCCACCTTCCCATTGGAAATTACCTTTTGTTAAAACATTTGAATTTCTTAAATCTTCATTGTAATCTATTTGTTCATAAATTTTAGTAAGATTAAATAAAGATTGTTTTGCTTCGTCTCTAAATGCATGTTTTTCAGTTCTTGGAAACTGACGGTAAAATTCATTTAAACTATCTTGATCATCTTTTAAACCTTCAACTTCATTTTCCCAATGCGAGATAACTCCGATCTGAATCTTGGATCCATCAATGCCTTGGACGGGTTTTTTCGGAGTGTCGAATACAGGAAATCCATAAGTATCGATGTATCCTTCGTAATTCCATTCCATAGGTATGAACAAACTATATAATCCTGAGTTAGTTTGACCATTGCGGTTTCTATTTGTAACGTTTGATGCATCATATAACTTTTTAAAATTAGAACCTCCTTTGTCTAATGCGTTTGATGTTGAACCCATCATGCACCTACCTATTATTCTACTACCTAATCTTAATGTTGTTTTCGTGACACGCCAGTTATTGAGGATGTTGTCCGGACGCTCCCATTTCCCTGATTCGTCGTGGGCAAGGATCTTAAGTTTCTCACCGTCATACGAGTTGTCCCCGGTGTTCTTCCAGTCGATCGTGGTGTCGAGCCCGACAAGGTCCTCGGGACGTTCGTTCTGATCAAGTTTACGCCGTGTGAGTTTCGAGGCAGGGACTCTATATGCGAGTTCGGTCTTGGGACGGTCCATACCATCCTGGATTGGTTTGAAGAAGAACGGGTAATTAACTGATATGGGTACCACTTTATCGGTAAACATCTTCTTTGCATCAGCTCCAGTCTTCGATAATATCCCATATCTGGAATCCGAAGAGATGGTTGCTTGGTGTACAAGTTCTGAAGATGCCATGAATGAAAAGCCAGAACGTCTGTTCTTAAGGTAACACAGTCCGTAACATCTGGTGTCCAACTTACATGCCTCCCAGAAAATAAAAAAGATTCTGTTTGATTCTCTAAAATCTGGTTGCCCAACATCAATCTTGGTCCATTGCAAGTACATGTAATGAGAACCAGTGATATAACTAGGAATACCTTTGTTATAGAACCAGTGGCCTTCTTCACGCTTTTTAAACTCTCCGTCAATATAATCATACCA